CAGCTGAAGAGGTATCTAAAGCAGATGATGTAACCGACCTGGTTTCTGACCTTAAGGACAACATTACATCAGCCTTTAGCGATCTATCGGCAGTCGTAAAGTCATTAAATGACGAGATTGCTGAACTTAAAAAGTCACTTACCGCAGTAAACGCTAACGTTGATTCTGTAAAGAACGATGTTACTGCAACTAAGAGTGACCTAAACGAACTTGGAAAGAACGTGGATGCAGTTGTTGCAGACACAGCTTTCCGTAAATCTGGCGATCTTGGCGAGATCGTACAGGAAGATCAGATAGAAAAGTCTGATCAATCCCTATGGGGCGGTCGTTTCCTCAAAACTGCCGACTTATTTCGATAAGCAATCACTTAGGAGGTGACAATATGTCGGAAGAGATTATCAAGAACAATCCAGATGCTGCTGGTGACGACTCTGGTCTATACAACGGAGAAGGTGCCTTCGCTTCTGGTGGTGTTGGAGGTGTAACTAACCCTGGTGCAGATACACTAGGAAACATCCCAACTGCTAGCTTTGGTGTTACAAGCGGTCCAAACGCCGTAAACCCTTCTGGTGATGCAGGTAGCGGAATTCTTCGCCCTGAGCAGGCACGAAGGTTTATCGACTACGTTTGGGACGCTACAGTTCTCGCCAAGGATGGTCGCCGAGTTACCATGCGAGCAAACTCCATGGAGCTTGAGAAAGTTAACGTTGGTGAGCGTGTAATCCGTGCAGCCGCACAGGCAGACGGTGACTACACAAACACTGGTGCGACATTTACAAAGGTGGAGCTATCTACCAAGAAGATCCGCCTGGACTGGGAGGTTTCAGCTGAGGCACTCGAAGATGGTATCGAGGGTGCAGCACTGGAGGACCACCTAGTTCGCCTGATGACCAATGCATTTGCAAATGACATTGAGGACCTAGCTATTAACGGTGATGGATCAACAGGAAACTTCCTGTCCATCATGGATGGTTTCGTAAACCGTCACCAGACCAATGGTGACTCACACGAGGCCGTTGTAACCGTATCTAACAATGGCTGGACCCCAGAGGTCATGCAGAACATTATCCTGGCTATGCCACGTAAGTACCGTGCGATTAAGAACAACCTAAAGTTCTACGCTGGCACTGACGCATTCCAGGGCATTGTCAAGAACAACGGAACACTTGCAGACGCTATTGCTGAGGCCTTCGGTTCTCACGCAGGTGCTGCAGGCACACCAGCTGGCCGTGAGCGTTACCTGGCTGGTACCGATCAGACATTCGGTGGTGCACGCACTACCCGTGTTCTCGGTATCGAGGTTCAGGAAGTTCCTTACTACCCAGATGGTTACGTTGACCTAACCTTCCCTCAGAACCGTGTATGGGGTTTCCAGCGAGACATCACTGTAAACCGTGAGTACAAGGCTAAGAAGGACACCATTGAGTACACCGTATTCGTACGCTTCGGTATTCAGTGGGAGGAAGAGGACGCTATTGCTTGGGCAGATGCCGCAGCAGACAGCTAAATCTAACTAACCCTTTATAAAGGGGCGAGGACATTAGTTCCTCGCCCCTTTTCTTTATCTATTTATCTGGTATAATTATTGCAGGAGGAAATATTATGGCAGATGTTGAATTTAACCCAGACGCTAAGGATGGCGATGGCGACGGCATGGTCCAAGACGGCACTCCTTTTGAGCGTCCTGTTGGTGAAATGCCAGAGGGCTTTAATCCAGACGCTAAGGATGGCGACGGAGACGGTATGGTTCAGGATGGAACAGAGTTTGAGCGTCCAGCTGATGAGCCAGCTCAAGAGGTTATCAAAGCTGGGGCTACTAAGGTAGTTACAGACAAGAAGCTAGAAGATGACGAGGTCGAGGGCATTGCTCCAGTAGCTAATGGTGTAATTGGAACTGGCACTGTAAAAAAGACAAAGCCTGCACCTAAGAAGGCTGCAGCTCCCAAGGTCAGTAGCGTTGCTATCTTTTCAGATCGTAACCTAGTTTGGCAGGGGCTTGGCAAGATTGTCAAGGGATATAACTTTGTGCCCAAGGAAGATTCCGCAAAGTGGCTAACACTTGAGGGAGTCAGGGAAGCTAGTCCAGAAGAGATTAAAGCTAATCTAGGATAATAACAAATGGAAATATTGAGGGTCCCGCCATATAACACTGCAGTAGATATTACGGTGGATCAGGCATCAACTGATTACCCCGTTATCGTAAGAGATATGGCGGACCTTTCTTTTACCACCTCTACAATTACTTCGGATTCAGATGGAGTATTAAATGTAGAGTTGCCATCTAAATACGATGGACAATACGAAGTACAGATTTATGACAACGAGTATTACTACACAGTCGTTCGTCCTTATGTAGACCCCAACACCAAAGGCGATACTGCATCAGAAATTGCAGAGTATACAGCAAATGAAGAAATTGCAAGAGCAATTATTGACTCAGTAATTTCTCAGGGATTTTACTACGAAAAGAAAACTATTGAGACTACTGGTCTGGGTGCAGATTATCTACCGCTATGGATTGATGCGAAGAAAGTCTTAAAGGTCTATGAAAACAATGTCCTGGTTTATGATGCCGCAGATCCAGACTCATATGAAAAGGGCTTTGAGATTAATGGTGACGGAACTGCAATTCAGCAATACTATGCCTCATCAATTAATCGTAATGAAGGGTCACCGCTAATCCTTCCAATTAGTTCATCAGACTCAGACTTTATTGACTACTACTATCGTGGATTCCCAAGAGGAGTAGATTATAGAATTGTTGTAGAGTCTGGGTACAAAGTTGTACCGTCCGATATTGCTCGTGCAACAGAGTTGCTTGTAGAAGACCTTTCTTGCGGCAAGCTAGAGTACTACAAGAGGTACGCTGTTAATTATAATACAGATCAGTTTAGAGTCCAGTTTGACCGTGCCGTATTCGAGGGCACTGGAAACATTATTGTAGACAAGATTCTATCTAAGCATGCAAAGGCAATCCAGACACTGGGAGTGTTGTAATGGATTGTGGCAAAGGCACAGACTTTATTTATCCCCTGCTAGCGGATGTCTATTATCCAATTGTTGAGCAGGGTGCTTACGGAGATGTCAAAAAGCAGTGGGTGCTAGACAAAAGCATTCCTTGTAGCTTTAGTGCATCTGGCTCTGCTGGCAAAGAAGAAATTGTGCCAAACGTAAACATCACACAAGACACTGTTTTAGTTGGAAGAGCTAAGTCAGACATTAGAGTATCCAGCAAAGACGCAAACAATTCCCTAACCAATGTTGTAATTACAAACATTAGGGATGCTTCATGCAATCCAATTTATGTCGAGACTTCTGGTGTCAGAGCTGGCAAATCAACAATCTTTGAGGTCGCTACCCAAGATCCTACGGTTGGAGCCTTTGGCAGCATTGAATACTATAAGCTTGTTATTAGACGCTCTGAAAACCAGGCGGCTGATGTATAATGCGTATTCAGTTTAAGACTGCCCAATTTGAAAAAGAGATGCGGAATATTGTAGAGTATTCTTCTGGATTTTTAACTGGTGTTCAAAAGGGTAAGACTAAGTTTTTAGATAGTGTGGGCCAACTAACGATTAATGCTTTAAAAGAGTTTATAGACTCAATGGCTCGTGTTAATCCAGAAGCTATGCACCACGTGTATGAGTGGAATCAAACAGGTAGCCCAAGTGCAAGACTCTTTGATATTAGCTATACCGTAAGTGGACTAGGCCTTTCTCTTAAATCTACTTTTCGCCAATCCACTTCTGTAAAGGCTGGATCAACCGTTCCATTCTACAATAAAGCAAGCATTATGGAAAACGGTATTCCTGTTAGAATTGTGCCAACTAAAAAGGTCTTAGCCTTTACCGATGAAAATGGAGAAGAGGTCTTTACTCGTAATCCAGTAACTGTCAACAATCCAGGTGGTGAGGCTGTGAGGGGAAGCTACGAGACCGCCTTTGATACCTTCATAAACCAATACTTTTCGCAAGCTTTTTTGCGTTCAAGTGGTATACTAGATTATATTAAAGATGTTAGTCTGTACAAAAAGAATTTGCGAGCTGGCAAATCTATGGGCAGGACTAAAGGGGTAGACACTGGATACCGCTGGATTACAAATATAGGAGTTGTTAAGTAATGGCACAGTCACTATTAAATACCCCAATTCTGTGGATTAATACTTACTTAAAAGAAAAGCTAGAGGCAGATCTAGGATTTGCTACAATTCCATTTTTCCCAACAGGCCCAAGCACCCTTGAGCTGCTACAGTCTTCTGTAGTAGAAGAGGCTGGGGTTATGTCGGTATGGGATAGGATGTTTAGAATGCGTAGGGCAGCGTTTCCACACGTCAAAGGTGAGCAGGTACTTTATTATTTCTACACAACTGGCAGTGATTATCAGCTAAAAATGATTCAAATTCAAGAGAATGTCATGAGGCTGCTAGATAGAGAAGACGAGACTGGTACAGAAATCAACAACTACTTTGAGGGACGGACAATAGATGTAACAGACCTAGACGGTACAACCGTTACCCTGTCCCCTAATTTTTATTTTCACAGGTTTAAGGTTTATCATTTAGAAGAAGCCAGAGACATCGTAGACTTTGGCACAGCCAGAACCTACGCAGGCAACAAGATTATCATTGATTACGAGTATCACGCTGTAGATTTAGAAACAGCATAAAATACTGGTATACTTAGTTTTGAGGAAACACGCCCACTTATTCTATATAGAAAAAAGAGGTGAATATTATGGCATATACACGTGGTACAAGCTCTAACATCATCGTTGGTGCAGCTGCCCTGTTCGCATACTCTGGCCCAATTGGTCTAGACTCGAACGGACAGATTACAGACGTAGAGGCCGAGAATGATCTACCTGCATACGAGCCGACAGGCACATCTGGAAACCTTTCTGGTACTTACAAGAGTACTCTTCAGGAGGCATCTGGATTTACCAATGTTGGTTACACCATGAATGGTCTGGAGATTCAGTTCCAGCCAGACTTCGGTGAGGTGCAGGTTGACCAGGTACTTGACGTAGCAAAGCTATACAAGCAGGGTATGCAGGTTAACCTAAACACTGCATTCGCAGAGGCAACTCTTGAGAACCTGCTGTTTGCTATTGCTGGTCAGTCGGGCGACCTAGGAAACTTGGTTGCTGACACAGGTATCAGCTCCGCTTCAAAGCAGCTAGACCTTTCCGCTGGTGACATTGGTGAGTGTCCAGTTGAGCGTGGTCTTGTTGCAGTAGGCCCAGGTACAGGTGACTGTGCTGCTGGCTCAAGCATCGAGCGAATCTATGTTGCATACCGTGCTCTTTCCATCGACAACGTTACCGTTTCTGCAAAGCGTGACGAGCCTTCAATGTTTGAGGTTTCGTTCCGTCTGCTTCCAAACGACGACGCTTCTTATGGTAAGATCGTTGACCGTGTAATCGCAAGCAGCTAATCGCTGTTCTTACAACTTAATATAAGACTCCCCTGGCGTTCAATCGTCAGGGGTTTCTTTTTGGTATAATATACTAATGGCAACTAGAGTATATAAAACTGGCATGGTAGAGCTAATCGACGGTACAAAAATCACCATTGCCCCATTAAAGCTAAAATATTTACGTGAGTTTATGGAGCTATTTCCAAAAATAAAAAAGACTAATAGCGAAGAAGAGTCATTAAACATACTTCTTGAATGCATACTCGTTGCTATGAAACAGTACTTCCCAGGCCTCGATACCGTTGAAAAGATAGAAGATAGCATGGACATTAATAATTTATATAGTGTCTTAGAATATGCTGCAGATATTTCAATGAATCGTAAAGAAGAAGAAGTCAAAAAAGAAGAGCCCGAAGAAGACTTTTGGGAAAAGATGCAGCTTGCAGAATTAGAAGCGGAAGCCTTTTTATTGGGAATATGGAAAGACTATGAAGAGCTAGAGTCTTCCCTGTCAATGCCAGAATTAACGGCAACACTAAATGCTAAGCGAGATGCTGACTACAATGAAAAAAGATTTTTGGCAGCTATCCAGGGTGTTGATCTAGACAAAGATAACAACAGGCAAGACGAGTGGGAAAAGCTTAAGAATAGAGTCTTTAGCAAGGGTCAGGCGGAAGACTCTAATGACATTCTGGCACTTCAAGGAGTCAATGCTGAGAAAGCTGGCTTTGGCCTAGGCATGGGCTTGTCCTATGAAAGAATTGACTAAAAATAATCGACTTGCTATGGTATAATTTTACTATAGAATCAACCATATATAGGTTATTACGGAAGGAACACAAATGGCTACAACCATCAACGAACCACAAGAGATTACTCTTATTGATGGAACAAAACTAACAGTACGACCACTAAAGATTTCTCTGCTTCGTGCATTCTTGGCTAAGTTTGGCGAGATTGCAGATGTCGCAGAGGATAATGAAAAGTCAATGACCGTACTCATGGAGTGCGTAAGAATTGCTATGAAGCAGTATAAGTCGGACCTCGCTGAGGACGTTGCTGCACTAGAAGATGTCATGGATTTGCCAACGGTATACAAGATCATTGAAGCCGCCTCGGGGATTGTCCTAGACACAAATGATGTAATTTCAAACATCAAGTAACACAAGGGGAGCTAATGCATGGCTGATGATATTAATGCCAGAATTGGTATAGATTTTGATACATCAGAGGCCTTAGCATCTCTTAAAAATCTGCAACGTCAGATTTCACAATTTAATCGGCAGTTAGCTAATGGCTCTGCAGCCAATGCTTCAAGTGCCGCTAACTTAAATCGTAATCTAATTAACGATATTAATGCTAGCGGTAAGTTTGTTGCTAGGCTGCAGACCATTCGCTCAACTACAGAAAACTTCACCAACGCCCTTGAGAAAAACAAGCTCTCAATGGGCGAATACTTTAGGTATGGTGCTGCTGCTAGCGGTAGGTTTACTAATGCCTTTCAAAAAGAATTCGGTGTCCTTGAAAAGGTATCTCGTGAGAGAGTAAAGACCCTACAGACACAGTATATCTCTCTGGGTCGTGATGCTAACGGTGCACTAAGGTCTATCTCTGTTAGACCATTAATGCTAGATCTTGATGACCTAGGCACAAAACAAATGATGGCTGCCCAAAGGCAGCAAATTTTTAATCAGCTACTAAAGCAAGGCTCAACCAATCTTCTGAACTTTGGTAAGAATACTCAGTGGGCTGGTCGCCAGCTTATGGTTGGTTTTACTATTCCACTTTCAATTTTTGGCAATATTGCATCCAAAACATTTATGGAGCTTGAAGACCAGGCAATTAGGTTTAGGCGTGTATACGGAGAGTTGTTTACGCCACCAGAAGAAACAGATGCAATGCTTGAGTCTCTTCAAGAGCTTGGTAGAGAATTTACAAAATATGGCATAGCCGTTTCAGACACCCTTGGACTTGCGGCAGATGCTGCTGCAATGGGTAAAACTGGTGCAGAGCTTTTGGCCCAAGTTACA